GCCATCGCCGAGGCCGAGAAGAAGGCCAGCACGGGTGGCGACGGCGAACAGAAGGACGCCTGACCCATGGCCACTGTCATCGAGATCCTGGACTTCCTCGCGCCGGGGCTGACGGCCACGCCGGAAGAGAAGGAAATGGCCCTCTCGTTGGCGGAGGCCTACCGTCCCGCGTGCCTGACCAAGATCAAGGCAGATGAAGCTGTCGCGCTGTACGCAGCGTGGCTGCTATATGCCAGGGAGCAGGCGAAGGCAGCGAATGAAGCCGGCGAGGTCGTCCCGGTAGGGGTGAAATCCCAGACCGACGGCGACCTCAGCCGCACCTATACCGGGGACGTCTCCGGCGCGGACGGGGTTTCTGACCCCGCCGGCTACTACGGTCGCTGGAAGGCCCTCAATGACATCTGCGCGCGGGTGGGTGCCATCACCGTCAGTCCGGTAGCCGGAGGTTGCTGCGGATGTCCTCCGTAACGAGGTCGAATAGCGACGGGCTGGATGCCTTCGTGCGCAACGTGCATGCCTTGGATGGCCACGGCGTGAAAGTGGGTATCCAGTCCGATGCCGGGGCGCATCAAGGCACCAGCATCCTGGACATTGCCATCTACAACGAGTTCGGCACTGAGACCATTCCTGCGCGGCCCTTCATCCGGGACTTTGCACAGAGGAATGAGAGGGTGCTGGGGATGGCAATGGATCGCGTTGCTACGCTGATCGAGCGGGGCACCCCGGTAGATGTAGGTCTGGCGCAGCTTGGTGAGTTTGCGCAGAACAGCCAGAGGGCGCACGTGCGTGCCTCTAACTCGTGGGCGGTGCCAAACGCCCTCTCCACTATCAACGTGAAGGGGAGCGATGTGCCGCTTATCGACGACGGGGTCCTGGTCAACGCCATCCGCTGGGAGAAGACCTGATGGCGATGCTCGGCGAACGAACACTCCCGCGTATCACCCGGACTGCCGGTGGATACGTAAAAGGCCGCTGGGTTGATGGGGAAGAGTCGGAGACGACCTTTCGGGCCAGCATCCAGCCGGCCAAAAAGGACGACTACGACCAGCTCCAGGCTCTCGCTGAGGGCCGGCGGGTCGAGTCGGCTATCCGGATCTACACCAGGACCGAACTGGTGGTGGCCGGCGATACCGCGCAGAACGGCGATCTGGTCATTCATCGCGGCGATCGATACCTGGTCACCGCCGGCAGCGATTGGAACGTCGGTATGCGCGGCGTGGACCACTACCGCTATCTGGCGGTCAGGCAGAAGCCCACGGCGGAGGAGGGCTCATGATCGAAGACGAGATTCTCGCCTTGGTCAGCCAGGCCACGCAGCTGCAGGTGATCTTCGCGAATCAGAACGGCCCTCGCCCCAAGCTGCCGTACATCACGCTTCGGGTCGGCACCGCGCCGCGGCAGGGCGTGCTGGAAGGTGATCTGTCTGAGGAGGGGGTCCAGACCTACGCGGGCCACCGTGACGCAACCGTCGAGCTTCAGTGCTTCGGCGATGGTGGTTTCGACGCACTTGATGATCTCAGCCAGCGTCTCAAAGGCCCGGGAATGCTCGCGCATGCGCTCGCAGCCAATCTCGCTGTCTACGCTGCGGACGCAGTCCAGAACGTGCCAGTGCTGCGCGATGGGGGCAAGTACGAGCCCCGCGCAGTGATGGACATCGGCATTCGCTACACCAAACAGCACGACGAAGTCGTCGGGCTGATCAAAACAGTAAAGGGCGAGATAGCCCTGCAGGGTCAGACAGAGTTGGTCGACAAGTTCGAAGCCTCCATCGCCATCTGAGCCTCCAGCAACAGAAAAAGCCCGCCAGCGCCATCAGGCGCTCGTTTCCATGCCCAGGAGCAACCTGCAATGGCATCCATCAACCGCATCGCCAAGGTCGAGATTTCCTTGGCGACCACCTCGATCAATCAGCAGTCTTTCAGCGATCTGCTGTTCCTCGCAGCCTTGCCGGACACCGAGGAACGAGTGTTCCTGGTCACTTCGGCTGATGAGCTGCTGGATCACGGCATTGAACTGGCCGACCCTCTCTACAAGGCCGTTCAGACTGTTTTCCAGCAGGATCGCGCCATTGACCAGGTCTACATCGGCCGCCGGACGTTGGACGACGACGGCGATCCGACAGAGACCATCACAGAGGCGCTGGTTGCAATCCGCGCCGCCCATAGCGGCTGGTACGCGTTGATCCAGCTGTCTCGTGCTGCAGCCGACATCATGGAGGCGGCTGCGTGGGTCGAGGCCAACGAAAAGCTGCAGCTTGCCAGCAGTGGCGATGCCGCGATCATTGTCGCGGGCGACGCAGACATCGCAAGCCAGCTGAAGGCGCTCAACTACAACCGTACCGCGCTCTGGTATCACGCTAACGCGGGCACAGAGTGGCTGGAGGCCGCGTTGGCGGCCAATCGGTTCACCTATGAGCCCGGCGCCGAGACGTGGGCCAACGTGCGCCTGACTGGCGTGCAGACCGATCCGCTGACGGAGGGGCAGTCCCAGATCGTGCGCGGGAAGAACGGCAACACCTTTGAGCAGTTCCGAAATCTGGGCTTGACCCAGTATGGAACCGTGGCCAGCGGTGAATGGATCGACATCATCCGCTTCCGCGACTGGCTCAAGGATCGAGTGCAGACCGGGGTGGTGGACGTACTGGCCAAGGCAGACGGCAAGATCCCGTATACCAGTGCGGGCATCCAGGTCATCGTCACCGCTCTTCGCGCCGCGCTCGATGCGGGTGTCACTGCTGGCGGCATCGCGCCCAAGGAGACCGACGCCAGTGACAACGTACTGGAATCCTATCGGATCACCTATCCGGGCCTGGCAGAGATCGCAGACAGCGTGAAGTCGCAGCGCCTGCTGGAGGGCATCCGCTTCTCGGCACGACTGGCTGGCGCCATCCACACGACCGAAATCACCGGCACCCTTTCCTACAGCATTTGAGGACCTCGCCCATGGGCGTCAAGACCTACGACTCCTCGCAGGTGATCATCACCTTCGGGCCGCACATCATCACCGGCTACGCCGAGGACACCTTCATTTCCGTAGAGGAGATGGGTGATGGCATCAGCTCCGTGGTGGGTGCCAATGGTGAAAAAGCGCGTTCGATGTCCCAGAACCGCTCCCTTCAGATCACCCTGACGCTGCTGCAGACCAGCAAGAGCAATGACGTGCTGTCGGCAGCCGCTGAGTTTGACCGAGCATCCCATGGGCAGGGAGCGCTTCCGATGGCCATCACCGATCTCACCGGCCGCACGCTGATTGCGGACCCCAGCTCGTGGGTTGTGAAGAAGCCAAATTCGGAGTTTGGTGCCACCGTTGGCACCCGCGAATGGACACTCGAAACGTCCAACGACGCGATCTACCACGTCGGGGGTGCACGCTGATGGCCCGCCAGGAAGTGGTCATCGGCGCCACGACGTTCTACCTCCAGACCTTCGCGCCGCGCGACGCCCTGCGCATCTTCGGCGACCTCCAGAAGGACCTGCTCCCCAGCTTGGGCGGGGTGCTCGCCTCGGTGGCCAGTGAGGATGGCGGGGATATCAACCCCGAGACCCTGCTCGCCGGCATCAAGTCGTTCTCGGTCTCCCTGGACGGCAAGGCGCTCGACGCCTGGTGCGATCGCCTGATCGATCCGGAGCGCGTCACCTACGAAAAGAACGGCAAGGACGCTCGAAAGCTCACCAAGGCCAATATGGATGACGCATTCGAGGATTTCGCTGAGATCCTGGAGTTGCTGTTCCACATCATCAAGCTGAACTTCGCCGGCCCTTTGGGGCGCTGGCTCGGCCTCTCTGGTCCGGGCCTGAAAGAGAAGCTGGGCGGTCTGTTGGGCGGTTCCAGCCCGAGCTCGAGCGAGAGTTCCTGATCTTCCGCCCGGTTATGGCCGGGCACGTGACCATGACAGAGGTCAACCAAGGATCGGTTGACCTCATGGACCTCATCAAGATCAATGCCCTGATCGACGCCCGCGAGGCTGCCGAGGCCGCGGCATCGAAGAAAACCGGGAAGTAGCCATGGCACTCCGTGAACTCGTCACCCAGCTGCGATACGAGCTGAAGGACGGCAATCTCAAGAAGTATGTGGACGGCTACCGGAACGCCGAAAAGCAGATCAACACGGTCGCCAAGGCTGCTTCCCAGAGGCTCAACGGCGCTCTGCGGGAATCCACCCGAAGCATGGGCGAGATGAATCGCACCGGCGGTCGCCTCACCGGGATGATGCGCGGCCTGGTGCGCGAGACACGTGAGTTCGCCATTGGGCTGCGGCAGGGCGCCCGTCAGGGCTACGGGGAAGTGCTTCGCCAGATGGATCGGGTTGAGGCACGGCAGCGCCGCCTTCGCCGAACAGGAGCTGGCGGGGCCGGAGAACGCATGGGGTTCGGCGGCGGCACGCTGCAGGGGGCCATCCAAGGGGTCCTGGCCACGGTGAGCGGCAAAGCCATCATGGATGCCTCTGACGAGTGGTCAGGCGCTCGGTCTCGCATTGGCCTCCAAACAGGAGATTCGAGAACGCGGGATCGCTCGTCACAGTTCCTCTTCCAGAGCGCTCAGAACACTGGGCAAAGCTATTCGTCGCTGGCGGATACCTTCGTCTCCTTGGCGCGAGGGCGCGAATCGTTGGGCATTACGAACGATCAGACCCTGCTTTTGTCCAACACGCTGAGCAAGCTCTTGACGATCGGCGGCGGAAGCCAAGGGTCGCAAGATGCGGCCCTCACTCAGTTTGGCCAGGCCATGAACTCCGGCGTTCTGCGCGGCGATGAGCTGAATTCCGTAATCGAGCAGGCTCCGCGCCTGGCCCAAGCCATTGCCGAGTCGCTGGGGACCAGCGTCGGCAATCTCAAGAAGCTGGGAGAAGAGGGAAAGATCACCTCCAAGGCTATCGCGGATGGGCTCCTTCGACAGACGCAGAAGGTCGACGAAGAGTTCGCCAAGCTCCCCATGACATTCGGCCGATCATGGACCCAGATCCGCAACAGCTTCGTGAAGCGTGCTGGTGAAATCAATGACCAGTACAAGCTCGCGGAGAGGTTCAACACGGTCGCTCAGTGGGTGATCAAAAACATGGCTGCGATCGGCGGTGCCATGGCTGCCATCGCCGGCAGTTGGGTCGTGGTGAAAATCTTCACGGCCCTCACTGCCGTGTTCAAGGCGCTCCAGAGCGTTGGTAGGCCGCTGCTTCTTTTCTTTGACCGGCTCGCCCGCGGGAACATCGCACAGGCCTTCTCAAAGTTCGGGTCGGCTGGGCTGCGGATCCTCAAGGTGGTGCGAGGTATCGGCATCGCGATCAGCGCCGCCGGTGCACTAGGTCTTGGGGTCTTTGCCGCGATTGCTGCTGTGATCGTTGCCGCTGCCCTGCTGATCTATAAGTACTGGGCACCCATCAAAGCGTTTCTCTTCGGGTTTTGGCAGGGGTTCGCCGAGTCTGCATCGCAGGCATTCGACGAACTGGCGTTGGCACTCCGGCCGCTTGGTCCGTACCTGGCGGCCGTCGTGGGTTGGCTCAAGGAGATGTGGTTGTGGTTCCTCAACTTGATCGCTCCAGTCAACGCGACGCAAGAAGAGCTGGACCAGGCGACTGCATCAGGCAAGAAGTTCGGGCAGGCGATGGTTGCCAACCTGAGGATGGTGATCGCTGTCATCGGGCTGCTGGTGCGCGGTATCGTCGTTGTGGGCCAGGTGATGGGCGCCGTGACCGGCGTCATTGGAGCGGCATGGGACGCAATCATCAGCCGCTTCCGCAGCGGCTGGGCGGCTCTCACGGCCGCGATTCCAGGGTGGGCCTTGAATGGCGTCGGAATCATGGGCCAGCTGGCCAATGGTGGCTCCCTGGCGAGTGTTGCCGCATCGAGCATGGTCACCGCCGGTCGCGGTAGTCAGAGTGTTTCGAACACGACCAATGCGACCGTCAACGTCACGCCTCCCCCGGGTGGCAGTCCTGCTGCGTACGGCGCTGCCGCCCAGCGGGGGACCTCGAAGGCTCTGAGCAGCTTCCAGTATCAGCTTCCGACTGCGGTCGAAGCGTTCTAACCCGGTGCCGCGCTGGTGGTTACCTCCCAGCTCGGCACCCACTACACAAGGCCAGATGGATCCTCATGGCAGACATGACCTTTTTCGACGGCTTCTCGTTCACCTGGGCGAGTGATGGTCCGGTCGCCACGCTCAGCCAGGAGGCGGTCAAGGTCGGGTGGAACTTCATTGGCCAGACGCCGCCGGCGGTGGAGCAGTTCAACGCAGTGCACCATCTGGATGGGCAGCGCCAGCAATGGCTGTTCGGTCAGCTCAAGGGCGTCACCGACGCGGCGGGCATGACGCTCGTGCCCGGCGATACAGGCACGCTGTGGGCCGCCCTCTACTCGAAGTTCAACATCGGATTCACCCCCGTTCAGCAGGGCGGCGGCGCGGGACAGTCCTCGAACAAGGTGCATATCGGGTGGGGCGGGAGCGCTGGGCTGAAGGCTCAGGTAGACGGGACTGACCTCGGTTCCTTCGTCTTTGCGAGTCGGCAGTTCACCG